ACTGACCATGAAACCGCAGCGGACTACCACAAGTGGATGCGCGAGCAAGCAGCGCCGACGCCAACGTCTTTCACACGCAATGTGATGGATGTTACGGCGCGCAGCACGCTTTCGTCCTTTTGGAAGAACCCGCAAGTCGCGGCACGAGATGAGGCGAGCAAGGCTCTGATGGAACTTCGGGGAAAACCCAACCGTCCCATTGGACTTTGATCGCATCTAGGGAAACGTAACTTCGCTTCGGAGATAAACCATGCCTATCGGTGGTGGTATTCTTCCGGCTACGGGTAGTACGCAATACACCGAGTTGACTTATGTGACTCGTAGGGCGTTTATCCCGAAGCTGGTTGTTCAAATCTACAACAGCACCCCGCTCATGGCGGCGCTCATTGCCAATAGCCAACAGGCTACGGGCGGTGTGTCCTCCGTGACCGTTCCGGTGCAAGGCGCTCAGTTCGTCAACGCTCAATGGTCTGATTACAGCGGCTCCTTTGCGCAGCCGTCCGTGCAGCAGGGCGCGTACAACGCTGAGTTCAACCTGAAACTGATGATCGCGCCCGTGCCGTTCCTCGGCATGGAAGGTGCGGTGCAGCAGGATCACGCCATTATCCCGCTCATCGAGGCTCGCATGAACGATGCGACCAACGTGATGATGGATGGTATGGCTACCGCGCTGTACAACAACACGACCAACACGCAGCAGTTCACGGGCTTGCCCGCCGCTGTTGACGATGGCACCGGCACCGCGACCTACGGCAACATCAATCGCTCGACCTACACTTGGTGGAAGTCGAAGCAGTATGCCGCTGGTTCCGTGAACCCGACCCGTCAGAACATCCTTCAGTACATTTCCGGTACGGTGAAGAACGGCGCTGAAGTGCCGACCTTTGGCGTGTGCGGCTTTGGTACTTGGACGCTGCTGGCGCAGGATTACGTGGGTCAAGAACAGTACGTCATTACGCCGGGTTCCGGCTTTGACGGCGACCCGAATGGTCCGCAGTCCGGCTTCCGCGCCCTTATGGTCGCTGGCGTGCCGATTTACCCCGATCCGTACTGCCCAGAAGGCACGGTGTACTTCCTGAACACCAACTACCTGTCGCTGTATATTCACGACCAGGGTTCGTTCGTGTTCACGGGCTTTGAGTCCACCCTGCCCAACTGGCAGATTGGTTATGTTGGTGCCGTTCTCATGATCGCGGAATTGGTGAATACCAAGCCCAAGGCCATGACGAAGGTCACCGGCTATAACAGCTTGAGCATCTGAGGAGGATTGAACCATGGCTCTCGGCCTTAACAAAATCCTCGTTGCGAACACTTCCGCCAATACTTCTGGTGCGTATCTTCAGCCGGTTTCTGTTGCGAACGTTGGTGCGGGCAATGCCACCGCCATGTCGAACGCGCAGTTTATCCCGGCTGGTACGTACCTGATGCTGCCGGCGGCGAACGTGACCATCGAGGTCAATAACTACACGGGTTCCGCTAATAGCTGGACGACCCTTCTCGCCAATAACACTGGCGGGGTGCTGATTTCCGATGGGTTCAACGTGCGCGCTAACGCGACCACGGGTACTCAGTCGGTGACGCTCCTCACGGTGAACGGCGGTCAGGCAGCTTCCGGCACCTACAACTCGTAAGGAGGCGTAGGTATGGCAAACGGCAACGCTGTAGGTAACAATCTTCCGACTTCCTTTGCACGTTATGTGTTGGGGGAGGCTCGCGGGGTTTCTGTTGCCGCGACGGGCAATGCCGTAGCGACCATTCCGATTCTGTCGGGTGGTCTTACGGCTAACACCGGGGCTTACATCATTCGTGAAATCACGGTGATGAATGCCAACAAAAGCATTGCTACGGCAAACGTGATTGTCCTCACCACCAGTGATGGCAATGCGTCCAACAATGCGTCAAACGCTACCGTGCTTTCCAATGTGAGTGCTGCCACTACAAAGTGGCAAGACTTAACGTTGTCAACCGCGACTGCGACTGATGCGTTTACGGCGCCGGCTTTGTTCGTGAAGGTGAACACGGCGGTCAGTGGGGGAACCTGTGACATCCGTGTGGTAGGGACTCCGGTAAACCTGTGACCGATACCGTATATGTGCACAACGATGGCTCGATGCCTCTGACCGACGGTTGGGATGGGAAGACTTATACTTTCCTTCCTGGCGAAACGGTGGAAATACCGGTGTTTGTCGCTGGTCACATATTCGGTTATGGTTTCGAGGACAAAGTCCCGCATGTAACGCGGCTTGGTTGGGCAAAGACGGCTAATGATGTGCCGAAAGCCCTAACGTGGCTTGAGAACTTCAAGATCACGACTGAGCCACCCCAGGTTCGGCGCTCAAGTTTCCCGGCGCCGGACTCCGGCAAACCTCTCCCGGCTGTGGCTTCCCCGCGCCGGGAGAGGGGAGTCCAATCTGCCGCCACTATTCAGTGAGGTGCGTAAATGGCTGTTACATTGTCGCAGTACATTACGCAGTGCCGGCGGCTTCTGCATGATGCGAACGGCAACTTCTACACTGACGCGGAATTAACAGATTACATCAATGATGCGCGTAATCGTTTGGTGCGCGATACTGGATGTTTGCGCACGCTACAGACAAGCGCCACTGTAACCAATCAAGAAACCTATGCGTTTTCGTCGTTGCCGCAAGGCACTCAAACGATGGATATTATCAACATTAATTTGTACTGGGGTAATTCGCGCCTGCCGCTGTTGTATCGGCCTTGGACCGACTTTAATGCGCAACTGAGGTACTGGCAGAATTACACGGGCCGTCCGGTGGCCTTCAGCATGTATGGGCCGCAGCTTATTTACCTGGGTCCGGTGCCCGATCAGGTTTACACGATGGAATTGGATACGGTCATTGAGCCATTGCCGCTGGTTGCGGCTTCTGACCCTGACACGATCCCTGACATTTGGACTCAGCCTGTGGCGTATTACGCCTCGCATACCGCTAAGTTTAAGGAGCAATCCTATGGCGAGAGCGAAATCTTCAAGCAACAGTATGTGAAGAACGTGCAGGCGTTGCTTGTTGGTACTTATACCCGTAGGTTGCCCACGGCTTACTCGCAGGCGTACTAGCCATGGCCGCAGCCGAGCAACAGAAAAAATACCACGTTACCAAATCCTTCAAAGGGTTGAACACGAAGGCCAACCGCACTTCTATTGACCCTGATGAGTTTGCTTGGATTGAAAACGCGCAGCCCATTGGCGCCGGCAACATCAAAATCACGCCAGCACAGGTAACTGTTACTGACAGTGGCAATAACACTGTGGCGTTTGCTAATACCGTTTCGACGTTTGAAAGCGTAAACATTAACAATAACGATTATTTGTTGGCGTTTGAGTCAAATGGTGCGGCCCAGGCTTTCAACATTACCACAAGCACTTTGTCGAACATTGGTGCGTCGGGTACGTTTAGTAACTCGGGTGTGCAAATTACCCAGTGGAAAGACGAGCGTGCCATGATTATTGACCCTGCGAAGGGTCTTTACACATGGGACGGCACTAGCCTCATTACCATTGGTTCTGTTGGCACGATTGCGGTTACAGATGGCGGTACTGGCTACACGTCGGCGCCGGCAGTCAGCATTAGTGCTCCGAATGAAGCTAATGGGGTTCAGGCAACGGCTGTGGCGTTTGTTACGGCTAATGCGGTTAGTGGTATTAGCATTACGGAGGCGGGTACTGGTTACACCTCTGCCCCTACTGTTACGCTGACCGGTGGTGGCGGCTCTAATGCGGCTGCGATTGCCTCCTACACAACCTTCAAAACCGGCACTGTTTCGGTAACGGTGCTCAACGGTGGCACGGGTTACACCAATGCGGCGAACATCACGGTTTCGTTTAGCGGTGGCGGCGGGACTAACGCGGCAGCTACGGCGGTTACTTCGGGCAATATCATCACTCAGATCGTGATGACCAACCCCGGCAACGGGTACACTTCGGCTCCGACGGTCACGATTACCGGAGGCGGCGGTTCTAACGCTATTGTGCGTGCCAATGTGGTGACGCAGCCTAATGTGGATGTTGAAACCTTTAGCGGGCGTGTTTGGGTGGCGCAGGGGCGGAACGTGTATTTTTCCGCTGCTAATAGCTATTCGGATTTCACGTCTATTAGCGCCGGCTCGCTGACGCTGACTGACGCAACATTGCACAATAATATCAGGGCTTTGCTGTCGGCTAATAATTTCCTGTACATTTTTGGCGACGACAGCATTAACGTGTTTAGTGACGTGCGTGTAACCAACAGCGGGACGACTTTATTCACGAACACCAACATTAGTGCGTCGGTTGGCAGCAACAAAATTGACAGCATCTTTCCATTTTTCCGGTCAGTGCTGTTTATGAACGACTATGGGATGTATGCCCTAGTTGGTTCGACCACGACCAAGTTATCGGACGCTTTGGACGGCATTTTCAGCAGCATTGACTTTACGCAGCCGATTACGGCGGGTCAGGTGTTGCTTAACAACATTTTGTGTGCGGCTTTCAACTTCTATTACAATGACCCAACGGTTGGTTTGCGGCCAATTCAAGCGGTGTTCTTTGACCGGAAATGGTTCATCACGAGTCAGGGGACTGTGAAGCGGGTAAGCAGTATTCCGGTGGCTGGTGTTACACGGCTCTATGGCACCGACGGAACAAGTTTAGAGCGTCTTTACGCAAATCCGTTGGCTGGCGTGCCCATGACCATCAAAACGGCGTTGTGGCCAATGGGCGACCCAATTCGGGACAAGCAGGCGCTAAAGTTTGGGGTAGAAGCCATTATCAGTCAGGGTGGCGGTATTACTGCTACGGTTGATAGTGAGGTCGGCAGCAGCCCCAGTTACAACTTGGCCGATAACCAAGTTATTTGGACCAACATTTTCGGCAATACTGTTGGTTGGACCAATAACGCCAGTGCCACAATTGGCTGGATTAACTCTGGTTATCAGTTGTATAAATCTGATGCCCAGCAATGGGGTAAATATCTTGGTTTAACCTTGAGTTCCAATTCGGCGGGCATTGTGGTGAGCACGCTTGAAATGGAGCACGAACTCAGAGCGAGGTTCTGATGCCTGTACCCAATACGTTTGCGAATGCGACGACCTCGATTCCGCTTTCGCAGTTGGACGCCAACTTTGCTACGGCGATTACGCTGGGCAATACGGCCATTCAGCTTGGGAACACGGTAAGTACGCTCAACAACATGACGTTGGCGAACGTGACGATCAGCAGTGGCACGGTATCTGTTGCCAATGCGACGGTCACGGGCAACGTGACAATGAGCGGCGGCAATCTTTCGTTCACCGGTACGGGGCAGCGCATTACGGGTGACTTCAGTAATGCGACTATCGCCAACCGGACGATGTTTCAATCCAATACTACAAACGGAGATACTCGCGTCGGCGCTTTACCAAATGGCACTGCGACTGGTGCTCGTTTTGAACTTTTTAATAACAGCGACACCACAAACAGTGGTCGTTTAAGTTTTGTCATGTCATCTACTGAGGCTGCGATTAGTTCTGCCATTAATGGCTCAGGTACTTATTTACCTATATTGATGTACACCTCCGGAGCGGAGCGGATGCGCATCGACACCAATGGCAAAGTCGGTATCGGCACCAGTAACCCAGGCGCGCGTTTACAGGTTGATACAGCGACAACTGATGATGGTATCTCCATCACCAACACAAGTTCTGCAAACACAACTGCTAAACAGCCTAGGCTTTTGTTTCGCGGTACGGATACTGTTGGAACCGGGAAAGACGCAGCGTCTTTAGTCGTTGTTCCGGCAGAGGCAAATTATGTGGGAGCCTCTCTCGCATTTTACACACGCGGTTCAGATACAAATGCCGAACACATGCGCATCGACAGCAGCGGCAATTTGTTGGTGGGGACTAGTTCAACCCTATTTCCGTCATCACACGCATTTGTTAATTCTGGCGATGCTATTCTTGGTATTCGTAATTCACTATCAACGGCAGGAAAGTATTGGCAATTAGGGCCTGATGCAAACAATACTTTCAAAGTATATAACCAAAGTAGTACAGGCGTGTTTTTGTCTGATGGCAGCACTTCCTGGTCTTCATCATCAGATGAACGTCAGAAAAACATCATTGAGCCTATATCGGATGCGACAAATAAGGTTGCGTCTTTACGGGCTGTCATTGGTTCGTACAAAAACGATGAAACAAGTAAGCGTAGATCGTTTTTGATTGCTCAAGATGTTCAACAGGTATTGCCAGAAGCTGTCACAGAGGCGCCGGATGGTTTTCTTGGTGTGGCTTATAGCGATGTAATTCCGCTTCTGGTCGCGGCCATTCAGGAATTGTCGGCCAAGGTTGCCGCACTGGAAGCGAAACAATGAAGCTTGAGCTCACCATCAATGATGTCAACGTGATCCTGCAAGCGTTGGGCAATGCGCCATACGCACAGGTATTTGAACTTGTAGAGAAAATCCGCACCCAGGCGCAGGCACAGGTGCAAACCACGGAGCAAGAAAATGGCTAATACCTATACCTGGGTCATTGAGGCGATGGATTGCGTGCCTCAAGAAGACGGCGAAACCGATGTGGTGATCACAGTGCATTGGCGCCAGAACGCCACCGATGGCACATACAACGCCACTGTGTACGGGACTGTGGGCCTGACCTACACGCCGCGTTCCCCGTTCACGCCGTATGCTGACTTGACGCAGGATCAAGTCATTGGATGGGTGCAGGGTGCGCTTGGCTTCGATCAGTGCGCGCAACTGGCGGCGAACCTTGATCAGCAGATTGCCAATCAGGTAAACCCGCCCGTGGTGATGCCGCCGCTGCCTTGGGCTGCATAATGACGCAAGACCTGTACAACATCATTGTCGGCATTGGCGGTGTCGCTTGGTCAGTCGTGGATAAAAAGGGTCAGTAAAATGGGTATCAACGCCTTCACTAAGATGGGTAATACGGTGGCGTTTACCGCCTCCACAACTGCGCCCAGCCCGGTGCAGGCGTTATCCACCAGCCTTGGTGGCAACCAGTACCGGATCATTAACGCCGGCACAGTCACGGTGTTCTTGGGTTATGGGTCAACCGATACGGAGGCGAGCAACAATGCCGTGGTGGTTTCCTCGTCCCAGGCGGCTTTTCCCTTGCTCCCCGGCACTGATGAAATCCTCACCTTTGTGCCCAACGCTTACTTTACGGGCATTACGTCCAGCGGCACCGCGTCCATTTACATCACTCCCGGCGACGGGGTGTGACCTATGTTAAAGACCGTCAGCAGCGTCACCAATGCGATAGGCGCCCTCAACTACAAGGGCACATGGAACGCCTCAACCAACACTCCAACGTTGACTTCGGGGGTTGGTACCAAGGGCGATTATTATGTGGTGAGCACTGCCGGCAGCACTAACCTCGATGGTACTACCCTGTGGGGTGTGGGCGATTGGGCCGTGTTCAACGGCTCCATTTGGCAAAAGGTGGACGGCGGCGATACGACCACTGTGACCACGCTTACTGTTACCGGGTTGACCGGTTACATGTACGCCAACAACACTTCGCCTGTTACCGCCTCAACCACTATCCCTAATGCCGGCCTTGCTAACAGCACGACGACCTTGGGAAACGCGACCCTTACCCTTGGTTCGACCACGACCAGTGTTGGGAACCTTACCCTCAACAATGTAAACGTGGCGTCCGGTAATATTACATCGAACAATGTCAACTTGACCGGCACGACTGCGGCCACCGCAACCTTTGCGAGTGACAGTTTGCCTTTGGTTCCAGAGGGTTACATCACCATTCAGATAGGGGGTGTCAACAAAAAGATACCCTATTACGCGGTGTGAGCCATGGATTTCGACACCCTGAGTATTGTGAAGTTTGGGGACAAGGACAGTCTCGGGGTTTTTCTGTTCGAGAATGGGCGTCAGCACCAAGTTTTCCGTGAGTCATTTTTCGACCTGAATATCACTGTCCCTGCTTTTCCGTTGATTGATGCCGACCCTGACAACTTGGATGATTGGCTGTTAGCGCACCAAACGGAGCATCAGGCGTTTGCCACACTTTTAGGTTTAGATAATCCCATAGATTTGCTAGATGTTGATTGGAATGATGAGGAAGATTTCTATGAGTGGCTTTCGGGTCATCTAGCCATTCATCAGCAAATCGCTACAGCTTTGGGGATAACGTAAATGGTGGCGGAAAATCCAGTTTTGAAGCCCCTGCCGGCCACTACGGGTCTTGGCGAAAAGGCTGCGCCCGCTGACGTAATGGGCGCCATGAACCGCGAGCGTGGTGGCGCTCCGACTACGACGCGCAATTCCGTTGATATTTTGCGCGAAGGGTTAATGGAGCAACTTGGCGATGAGCAACAAGTCCAGCAAGCGATTGCGGAGTTGGATAAGTTGTCGAGCGTCGGATTGAGCGGTTTAGTGCAAATTGGCAATACCGTTTTTCTTGTGAACAAGTTCGACAGCAACCGGAAGATGTTGCCTGTAGGCACTGCGGAAGTGCACATTTTTACAAATGAATCTTTGCAGGCATTGGCGCAACGTTTGCTGGTTGGCGCTAACACTTTTCGTCAACTTGGGTATCGGAAAATTATTAGCTTCAGTACCGACCCAGGCATCACGCGCGTTTTACAAGGTTTGCAACAACAAACGGGCGCTCAACTTCGTGTGACGCAAGATGTGCAAAACATGGGGGGTAACATGACGCCCGTTTATCGCATTGAGGTGACACTCTAATGGCGCTCTTGGGCAGAAAGCGTGGTCCCGGCGGTGGTGGTGGTGGTCGTAGCGGTGGCGGTAAAGGAGCAACCGTTTTAGTTGCTGTGGTAGCCGTTGCGGCAACTATAATTGCAACACCTTTGGCTGGTGCCGCTGTTGGTTCAACGTTGCTTGGTTCAACTGCTGCTGCATCTGTGGCAACCGGAGCCTTGTCGGGTGCGGCTGCTGGCGCTGCTGCCGGGGCTACGGCGGCGAGTTTGTCAGGGGGCAACTTGGGTGAAGGCGCGCTGCAAGGTGCTGCCGTGGGTGGCGCTGGCGGTGCGATTGGTGGTGGCGTGGGGGCTGCTATGCCGGCGGGTACTCCGGCGGCAGTGACGCAAGCGGCATCCGGCGCGGCGCGTGGTGCTGCTACATCTGCAATAACGGGTCAGGACGTTGGCACTGGCGCGTTGGCTGGCGGCGTTGCGGGCGGTTTAGCGGGTGGTGCTGGCTCTGCGTTGCAAGGTACTGTGTCACCGGAAGTTTTGGGGGCAGTAACGGGGGGCCTTTCAGGTGCCGGCGCGAGTGCTGTGAAGGGTGGCGATGTTGCGCAAGGTGCCTTGATGGGGGCGGCGAGTGGCGCGGCGGGGGCGGCGTTACAGCCGGTGCAACAAGCCATAGGTTCTGCTGTTGGTGCGCCTTCTGCGCAGCCGGGCACCGGGGGATCGCCTGCACCATTTGCGCAAGAGGTGGTGCCTGGGGGCGAAGGTCCGGCGCGGCCATTGCAGCCGGGCGAGGAGTTATTGTCTGCGCCAGCGGGCGTTGTTGTTGCACCAGAAGGTTACGGCAGTCAGGCTCCGGGTTTACCTTCGGTAGAGTTGCCGCAAGTTCCGCAATATGACTCTGAACCGTTGCCGATGCCTGAGCCTAGTGGGCAAGTCATTGAAGTTGAAAAAGAATTTGATCTTGCCGCCGGGCCAGATGTAGAGGTGGTGCCAGACACTCCTCAGTTTGCGTTGGCAGATGTGTACCAGCAAATCCCTGACATTCTGCGGTTTGTTGAGGCTGACATGGCGCGGACTCAACGGCGTGCTGCTGGCCAGCCGTCGGCGCCTTCAACCGCTTCGCTTGGCTTTGGTGGTGGTGGGATGAGCGCGCAGGATCGTCAGATTGCCAATCTGATTGGTTTTTCGGCGGAAGCGCCGACTTCTCAGACGACATACCTTGGCGGTACTGGTGAAGCGCCGGGCCGAGCACGCGGCGGTGAAACCGGGGTTGGAGCCGCTGGTGAAGGTACCGGCGTTTCGGGCACAGGCGAAGGTACCGGTGGCGGCAGGACGCCAACTTATGCAACTGCGTCGGGTACCTCGGGTTATCGTTCTCAACTGCCGGGTCTTTTGACCGGGTTCTCGCCTAGCAGTGGCGCGCTTGGCGGTTTTGCTAGTGGCGACCCTGAAGGATTTGCGCCTGCGCAGTTTGACGGTGGCGAAAGAAAGTTGAAACCCAAGCGCCCGGTGTGGAATATAGCGTCCTTGCGCGTCAAAGAAGATGAAGGGGTAGCCTAATGCGTAGTCTTGCCAAGGTATTAAAGACCGACGTTATGGCCGACCTTGATATGAAGGCGTTGGCGCAAGTGTTGCGTGCGCAGGGGCGTGGCCGCGACACGGTGTTGGCGCACATTACGCCGCGTGAGGCTGCGAAGCTGAAGCGGGAAGGTGGCGCTGGCACGATCAATCCGGCGACGGGCTTGCCGGAGTTTCAGGAAGATTTTTCTTTTGCTGATTATGCGGAAGCCCCGGCGGCAGCCTTTGAACCGGAGAGTCAGTATCAGGCTTATGAAAGTCCTGTTTACAGTGGCGGTGAGTTCACGCAGTCGTTGGTTCCTGGCAGTGTTGGTGAGGCGACAGCGCAGCCCGGTGTAGAATACTTGTCGGCTCCTGCCGCTTTGCCGACCACCGCGCAGGAAGTTTTTCAGAGTGGTATTCCTGTTCCGCCCGTGCAACCTACTGGCGGAGCAGCCGAGGGCGCAGCCTTTTTGCAGAGTTTACGCGGCGAACAAATCCCGTTGGAGCAAATGCAACAGCCCGGCGGCGGTGGTTTTTTTGATCGCCTCGGCACTTCGCTGGAAAAGCAGTTGTCAGACCCGGCAACTCTTGCGCGCCTTGGGTTAGGGCTTGGCGTCGGAGGTCTTGGCTTGTTGCAGCAACAGCGTGCGGCAGGCGCAGCGCGTCAGGCAAGGCGAGAAACCGCTAATATCGGCGCTCCGTACCGTGCGCAGGGCCAAGAACTTATTGAGCAAGCGCGGCGTGGCGAAATGTCACCCGCCTCCATGCAAGCGTATCAAGCGGCACAGGCACAGATTGCTCAGCAAACCGCGCGTCAGGGCGGCGTTGGTGCGGCGCAGGGCGCTGCAACGCTTGAACGGCTGCGGGCGCAACTGCTTCAGAACCAGTATAACCTCGGGCTGAATGTCGCTAACATTGGCGACAGGTATTTGGCCGGCGCCATCCAAACTGGTCAGCAGGCAAACCAACAGCTTATGACCGCGACCAATCAATTCTATTCAACCTTGGGTAGCATGTTGTCTGGTCCCACGGGTCAAGCTGTGGCAACAGCTGTGAGGGCATAATGAGCGAAGCCATCGTTGCAGACATCCGCCGCATAGCGCAGGAAGAAGGGGTTGACCCTGACCTTGCTGTAAGGGTCGCGAAGCAGGAGAGTGGCTTCAGGCAAGACGCCACAAGTCGTGCTGGTGCGCGCGGTATCATGCAACTGATGCCGGATACTGCCAAAGAACTCGGCGTTGATCTTAATGATCCAATGCAAAACATTCGCGGTGGTGTGCGTTATCTCGGTCAACAGCAGCGCGCGTTTGGCTCGCCCGATTTGGCTTTGGCTGCGTACAATGCAGGGCCGGGCCGGGTGCGCGAGTATTTGCGCACTGGTCGCCAGTTGCCGCAAGAAACCAAAAATTACGTCAGCGCCCTTTCCGGCGCCGGTATCTCTCCTGATATTATGTCGGCTGAATACAGAACTGCCGCTGGCGACATTATTGTTCCCGGTGGCGAAGGCCCACGCCGTACCGCGCCGGGCGAAGAACTTTTGTCGGCAGACGTAACGCCCACTACAGGGTTTACCGAAGCCGAGTTAGCGTCATTCAGCCCAGAAACGCGTGCGATTATTCAGCGTGGTGAAACTCTGCGTGGTGACTTGGCGAAGGCCACAGAGGAAATTGCGCGCTTAGCCGGCCAAAAAGAGGAAACTCTAACCGCTGGCGCGGCGAGGGCTGCAAGGCAATCTGCCGAAACGCAACGCCGCGCGGTTGAGGAGTACGAAGCCAACAGGAAAATTGCTCCTGAGTTTGTGCCGACTCAAGAAACCGCTGGCGATATTGCGTCACTATTTGGTTTGATTGGCGTGTTTGGAACGCTGGTTGGCGGCGGTGGCAAGCAGAACGCGGTTGCTGCGATGAACGCCATGACCGGCATGATGAATGGTTGGCGGCAAGGTCGCCAAGACCTCTACAACCGTGAGCGGCAAATCTTTGACACCAACGTTCGGCAGTTGGAAGCGCGCAATGCTGAATTGCGTCGTAGCCTCGAAAGCAACTTGAAGTTAGCGCAAACTAACCTTGATGCGGCTTTGGCCAACATTCGGTCCGATGCGGCACGACTCGGGTCTTCTATTTTGCTCGAACAGGCGCGTGCCGGTAATTTGCAGGGCTTGGTGCAATCCAACCAAGAGTTGCAGAAAATGCAATTCGAAGTTGAAAAATATCGTCGTCAGCAACAAGAATTGGTTGATAGGCAAAGAGAAAGAGAGCAACGAGCGCGCTTGGCTGCTGCTGGCCCTATGGCGGATCAAATCATGGAGCGCCAGCCCCCTGAAGCGGCACAACGCACGCGTGAACTATTGTCTCGCGTTGACTTAGGTGCGCGTGGTCGTCAAAATCTGGAAGCGTCTTATGCGGCCCTTGAGGGCAGTGAGCGTGTGGCGCGTAGTGTTTCACAAAACCGTGACGCAGTAGATGCGTTGGCATCTGCCATTAACCGTGCGCGAGCCGATCAGGTCGCGGGCTTGTTGCAGCGGTTCTTTAATGGCCAATCTAGCCAACAAGAACTTTTCAATGGTCTTGATCGCGTTATTGACCAAGCTGGATTGTCCGGCGACGTAGCATCACGCGCAAAAGTCATTCAAAAAGAATTGTTCTCGTTGGCGTTGTCGGATGCGCAAGCAACAGGTCGCCCAACGGTCTTCCTTGAACGTGCCTTGTCCGGCTTCTATGCGCAAAACTTGCGGCCAGAAACCTTGATTGAACTTATCAAGGACCGCGCCAAAGAAGCTGTAACGCGTATTCCCAACGCAACGTTGAGGCCGGATACCTTGACCAATTACCGTCAAGACTTCTCTTTGTTGGCGACGCCAAATGCTAACGAGTTTATGCGTCAACATCCTGAACCCGAGAGTCGGCGTCGCAGCCGTACCACTCAACCAGCAGCACCACCGGCAGACCAGAGAAGCAGAGGATTGCAGGCCATAGAGCGCGCTCGCCAAGAGTTAGGGCCGAATGCTTCGGATGATGATGTAGTAGCACGCGCAAGGGAACTACTGAGATGAGCGACGCACTTCTTGATCGAGTGCTGGCGCCCGAATCAAGCCCCGACGCTTTGCTTGATAGGGTGATGGCTCCAGAACCCGCGCAAGTGACGCAACCTCAAGCACGCGGCCCTAGGTCTGTGCGCGAAGCCGTAAGCCCTGGTTTACGGATGCCGTCGCAAGCAACGCCAGAGTTTTACAAAGGCGCAACCGCTGGTTTCTTGGGCCAGGGCGGAGACATTATTGAGTTTGGCCGATACTCTGTGCCAGAGTTTTTTGGTGCACGACCAACACCAGCGCAGGAACGGCGCACTTATCTTCCAACAACTGAAGATGTTACCCAGCGGCTTTATGGCGAACGTCCGTCAGGCGAGGCGGGGCAGTATCGCGGCTTGGGTGAAATGGTTGGCGGCGTTATCGGTTTGCCGATCAAGGCTGGCGGCGCATTGTTGACCGGTTTGGGGCGGCGCGCTCAAGAAACATTAAGGCCAGGGCGTGTTGTTGAACAATTTGGCGAGCAAGCGCCACAAACGTCACGTGCAGTTGAGGGTGTTGCCGGCGCCGCAAGGCCCCCTGAAGCGCCGCGCGTTACTGGTACTGTAAGTGATGTTGGCGAAGCTATTGAAAGAGGCGTTGGCGAGCGGCTTTCAAAACTGCGCGCCGAGAGAACGGACCAAGCCAATCAAGCCTTTTCGCGCTACTTCCGTGAGGGCGCCAAAGTCGAAGATGACATTATCCGTGACTATGCAACGGCACGTGATGACATTCTGCGACAGAGCGGCGGGTCTATGGCGCCAGATATGCAGGCTGTGTTTGACCAAAGTGTCAATCGTTTGCAGCCCCGCGTTGTAAGAACGGCTGACGGTCAAGAACAGTTTATTAAGCCCAACATCGAAGCCATCGAACTAGAACGTCGCAGGCTGCGTGATATTGCGTTTGGTTATGGTGAAGAACGTTATTCGGCGGCGCAAAAGCAATTTGCTAGCGAGTTGGCGGATATGTTCGAGGGCATTATCACAAATCGCGTTAAGTCAGGTGGCGACGCCATTCGCATTTACCGCGAGGTGTCCGAACCCATTAACCGCTATGCAACTGCGTTGGGCCAAAGGGTAACGCAACGGGCTGGTGAGTATTTGCCCGAAGTTCCAAAGATGGACCCCGCTCAGTTGCCGGGCCAATTCTTCAAAAGCCGTCGGTCAGTCCAAGAACTGAAAGAGTTCACTGGGAACCCAGCGTTGGTTGAATCGGCAGCGCGCCGGCACGTGGGCAATGAAATCTCTGGCATGACGAAGCCGGAGCAAGTTCGGACGTATTTGCGGAACAATGAAGATTGGCTTCAGGAAGTTCCGGCGGTGCGGCAAGAATTAAGCCAACTGGCGGATCGCTTGCAGCGTGGCGAAACCACGCGTTCTTTAGCAAGGCTAGGGGCAGTGGGGCTTGGCGCTGGCGCTGGCGCAACAGGAATATCTCGTTTGTTAGGAGGACGATAATGCCTTTGAAACTCGGCGGAAGCCAAGCGACCATCAGCAAGAACATCCGCAAGATGATGCGTGAGGGGTATCCCCAACGCCAAGCAGTCGCAGCCAGCCTTTCCACCGCCCGTAAGGGCCGGAAGCCCAAGCGTGGCTAAGAAGCCGAAGGGCCTTAATGCTGACCTTGAAGCGGCTGTGGCACAGCTTCTCAAGGAGGTTATGGCCGACCCGACGGCATCCCTGACCGACAAGACCAAAGTAATTGACCGCGCCATTAACCTCGAAAAGATCAAACAGAAGATTTCTGATGATGAATGGGGTTCGGGCTTCACGAATACTGATGACGAAGAAGCGTAAATGTTGTATGGCTTACGTTCCAAAATAGGGAAACATAGCCATGGATTTGACGCTGCGTGTAATCAGGATCGCGTTCGAGGTGCTTTCAGAGCGGGTCTTTTCTATTCTGGCAATGGTCATGACTTTTGCGCTAAGTTGTTGGGCAATGTCAGAACCGACTTACGAGCGCCTCGGCATGGCCGGGTTCTTTGCAGTCGCCGTGTTTATTCCGAGTTTGGCTCGTGAAAGGAAGCGTAATGGAAAAGATGGTGAAACCGATTAGGCCGCAAATCCCGCAAGACACTTACGGTCTGGGCGGCGGTTACTTCACTCCCGGCAAGGTGCCGGCGGGCGGCTTTAACAGCATGTGGTGCTTTGGCGGGTCGCATGACCCCAAGAAGTCCCCGACCACGAAGCCTGAGAAGAAGCTGTAATCTCCATGGGGATTATGCCTTTCACCCCTATGGGGAACACGGTTGCTTTCACCGCAGCGGTGGCGGCGCCGACGCCCGTTAGAGCGCTTTCCAACACGATTGGCGGCACACAATACCGCGTGCATAACGCTGGTAGCGTGCGCATTTATTTGGGTTATGGACCCAATGCTTCTGCCGCGACGACGTTGGCGTCCAACACTTTGCCCGGCCCGACAATTACCATGGTGCCGAACTCGGTAGAGGTGTTTACGCTCAATGCAAATCAGTACTTCACTGCGGTAACTGATAGCGGCACTTCTGAGGTTTTCATCACGCCGGGCGACGGGGCATAAGATGGTATTCCGCGTCGCTGGCGCTTTGGGCGCTTCCGGGTATTTTGGGTATTACGGGTCGTTCTACAGCACTCAAGATCAAAGCGACGGGGTAAATACGCCCAATCCATTCACCGTAAACAATACGGCTGAAGCAGTTGGTGTTAGCGTGGCAAATAATTTGTCTGGCGATCCAAGCCGGATAACGTTTGCTTACGCTGGCACATACAACATCCAGTTCAGTGCGCAGTTTCACCATACTGGCGGTGCTGGGTCCGGCAATACAGTCAACGTATGGTTTCGTTTGAACGGCACGGATATTCCAAACAGCGACACAAAGCTGACCGTGCAATCTAATGCACCGTACGTCGTCGGCGCTTGGAACTTCATTCAAACGGTAAGTGCCGGCGATTACATCGAAATTATGTGGGCAACTGATAACGCTTCGGTGGTAATCGAATACGAACCCGGCGCTACGTCGCCACTTGCTCATCCCGCTATTCCGTCGGTCATTATTACGGCACAGCAGATCAGATGAAGATAAACTTTGCGGAAGCCTTGGGGCTTACGTTGCGGCATGAAGGCGGCTTCGTATCACATCCGAAAGACCCCGGCGGCAGTACGAACAAGGGCGTTACCCTTGCCACCTTCAGCTTGTACCTAGGACGCAAGGCTAGTGTGGACGAGTTGAAGATGATTAGTGACGCGCAGTTGTGCGAGATTTACCGCAAGCAGTATTGGGACAAGGTGCGCGGTGATGACCTTCCCGGCGGCTTGGACTTCTGTGTGTTTGACTTTGCCGTGAACAGCGGGCCGGGTCGTGCTGCCAAGATGTTGCAGGCTTTGGTTGGCGCGGAGGCGGACGGGTCTATCGGTCACAAGACTGTTGCGGCGGTGCTGGACTACGTTTCACGTGAAACGCTACCTAAGGTAATCGAGCAGTATCAAGCCAAGCGTTTGCATTACTTGCAGGCGTTGCCGCATTGGGAAACCTTTGGCCGAGGCTGGGGGCGGCGCGTCAATGAAGTGCTCGACGAAGCTATCCTGATGATGAAGGCGTGATGCAATCGGTTCAGCGGCATATTCTACTGGTCGCCATTTACACCTTGGCGCTTGTCATGCTTGCCATGGTGCTCACGTTATTGTCTGGTTTGTTTGACGAAAAGGTCAACAACGAGAAGATTTTTGAGATACTTGGTCCGGCGTTTTCCACTATAGTTGGTGCGCTGGTGGGCTTGCTTGGTGGGTTAAGGCTCACGCGCGCGGTGGAGGAAAAGGATGGCTAGTGACAGTCTTTCCGTAGGGCGTGGTGAGAAGCTGCCGGCGCGTCAGGGCGCGGGCCTAACCGCGAAGGGGCGTGCGAAGTACAACCGCGCGACAGGTTCCAACCTAAAGGCTCCGACCAAGGATAAGTCCAATCCTCGGCACAAGTCCTTCTGTGCACGCAGCAAGGGTTGGAAGGGTGAACGAGGAAAAGCCGCTAGGCGGCGTTGGGGGTGCAGATGAAACCCGGACTTTACGCAAACATTCACGCCAAGCGCGCACGCATCAAAGCCGGCTCCAAGGAGCGTATGCGTAAGCCCGGCAGCAAGGGCGCTCCTACGGCAGCAGCGTTCCGTAAAAGCGCCCGCACGGCCAAGCGTTAAAGCATTGCGCGGGCGAAGTAAGCGAACACTGCGCCCACAACAAACCCTGCAACGAAGATAATGCCCAGCAGCATGAAGGCTGCAAGGTAATCGGGGTCAGCGTACCGGCGCCTCATTTGGGAGCGTCCGGTATCAGGCCACCTTCAAAGGCATAGGTGCCGTTATGCCCCAGCTTAACCCAGGGTGCGCCGTGTATCTTGCCGCCGAGTTTCCGCCACTCGATGCAGAAGTGGTAATCCTCTGACAACAAGCGGTTGCTCTCAGGGCAAATGCTCACATCGAAGAAGTTGTGGATTGTATCGCCCGTGATGTTGTTGGAGAGGTCAAGCACGTCATTGGTATAGGCGGGCGTTACCTCTGCTAGTTTCTCGAACACTTCACGTTTGATGAGCATACAGCCCGTGCCGCCGGCCAGGATTTCAAACGGCTTGTTTTGCGGGATGGTGATGCTGGTCGCACCGCCGAGAAGGTTTACGACAAAGGAGCCTGTGTGGTTCTTCAGTTCTTCAACCGGCACGCCGGCCTTCACGGCATTGGCGACTTGCTGCCAGTTGATTTCCTTCTTCGGGTAAATGCCGCAAATGATGTCAACGTCGGCTTCAACCATGGCGAGGATTTCATCTGCTTCGAAGCGAATGTCTGCGTCAATGAACAGAAGGTGAGTTGCTTCGCCTTTCAGGAACAGGCGCGCGATTGCGTTGCGTGCGCGGTTGATAAGGCTTTCATTGAACATGAAGCTGAATTGGATTTGCCAACCGCGTTGCCGGCAGGCGTCTTGCAGCTTGAACACGCTCTGCGCGTAAAAGCCGAAACATTGGCCCCCATACATAGGGGTTCCGAGAAAAATGTTAGGTGTCTTTGTCATTGGTGGTTTCCCTATAAACTGTCTGGTTACGGACGGATTGGATGGTGCGTGCGGATACGCCGAAGTATTTGGCGATGTGGTTGGCCGGAAGCGGATTTTCCCTGATCGCGGCAACCTGTTCTTGGGTTAGCTTTCTGTCTCTTTGCATTCCTTTTCTCCCAGCGCGCGGATGGCGGCGGCGATATCTTCCGCAGTTTCAGCGCAAGTCTCCCACGCCTGTTGCCAATCATGAGGAATGCCTTCGGGGCGATCTTTCCACTTTGCAGGGTATTCAACGCGATTCGCGTGGGCGACTGCATTGCAGATTGAAATGCACTCTCCCAGCGCAACGCGCCGCGCCTCAGAAAGGCGCGCATCCACCTCGGCGGGCGTGAGGCATGGGCTGAGGTAGTGCCAATTAGATACTTCGCGTGGTTGCCAATCGTCCTCTGTTCCTTTGGTTTCCCAGCATCCACGGCTAGTACCAAGAAAGGGCTTCGCCAGCCACAAAGCACACTCTTGATTTAGACCCGGCTCTTGAACCCAATGCCACCCATCCCGTTCCGGGTTCAGGGGCACCCCAGGGCGCGCGGGGTCGGGCCAGTTGTTGTCGCTCATTCCTTTTCTCCCAGCGCACGGATGATGGCGGCTACATCTCGCGCGTCAGGGTAAACCGCGCCGCCTTTACAGCTTTCGCAATACTCATCTCTACCGTCCCATTGATGCACATCATCAACCAGTGACGCCGCTTCTTCCAGCGCAACGCGCCGCGCCAGCCGTATCATGTGTCCTACCTTAGCCGCCGCCTCTGCGCCGAGCGTCAGTCCGGTGGCTGCGTATATTTTATCTGCGATGTCGGTCATGCCTTTTCTCCCAGCGCCGCGCGGGCTTCTTCAATTAGCCAAGCGGGAACGCGATTGTAAAACGACCGGCGCATTTGTCCTTCTACAGTCATTCCGCCAACACTACGCTCCACCTTCCAGCCTTGGTCACAGGCGTCCAGCACGGATTGCAGCGCCGCTCGCAGCTTTTCGATTTCGTCGGCGGCTTCTTTGATAACTCTATCAGCGCCAATCTCTTGAATGCGCGAATCAAAAGCCCAAGCATCCAGCATTTGAACAACCTTCCAATCGTTGCTCATTCCTTTTCTCCCTTGTCCTTCAGCAGCGGCAGGAAGTCGGTCAGGCGCATAATGACCACCGCTTCCCGCCTATCGCCGCGTGCAACTACCAGGGGCGTTTTCTGACCCTTGCAAGCGTCCGTGCATTGATCCAGCCAATCATAGACTGCGATGCTCGCACGGCGCTTGCACTCGATCAGATAAGGCCCAAGCGCAATGTCATGCCCGCCGTCGCGCCATTGATCGAGGTTGCGCTTAACCTGTTCGCCAAGCGCCTCCTTGATAATGTTCACAACCTCGCGCTCAAACGCGGCGCCCTTGGTGCGTTGCGACTTGCTCATTACGGTTTGATACCCATGCTGTCTAACTCCTTATGGCGTTGTTTGTGGCAGGGTTGGCATAGCCACATGACATTCAACGGTTCGTCGTAACTGTCATGATGGGCATATACCTTTTCATTATTGCAGCGCGCACACGCCGTTTTAATTAACTGCCCGGTTTTCACGGCATATCTAACGGCGTTGTGGCAACGCGCTCTCCTTGGATCAGCTTCACGCCAGCGTCGAGTTGTTTCAATTTGCCGCGCCTTACGAGCCGGATTAACTGCTCTATCTCGATCATACTGCCGTATCCGTTCCAAGTTCTTCAGCCTGTTTTGTCCCATAAATAAACGGTGACAGGTCTTACACTTCACCAAGTAACCGTCCGCCGCCTTCGGATGTCTGTAATATTCCGCTAACGGCAGATCGGCCTTGCACTTGCTACACTTTTTGAGACTGACCACGCTCTGCCTCCTTGTGCTGGGAAGCAAAGCTATCATAGGTCAGCCAAACTTAAAAGGGATTTCTGAATCAATCTCGTCCTTGCCGCGCACCTCACGAGGGTAGGAAGGCTTCTGGTAGTTCGGGTCCGGCTTCCAGTTATCAATGCGAAGCCCGACGCGCGTGCCCCAACTGTACTGGTTGATCCAGCCGTTCAGCTTCACGGTTTCGCCGGCCTTGTAATCGCGGTCCAGAACCAGTTCGCCCTTATAGTCGGGGGACTTTTCGTTCTGCTTTTCGCCGCGTGCGCTGATAGAACCCGTGCCGGGCTTGTGTTGAAAACTACTCATCTGCGAGTTCCTTTCTCAGTTGATCCGTAACGCTGGATGGCAGGCTATCAATCAGTTCCTTGTTTGCTGACCAAAGCCCGCGCATTTTCTCGCCCTTCTCCTCAACGCTCAGTTTGTCGGAGAACAGCACCTTGCCGGCGAGTTCGTTGAAGGTCTTGACCCAACCCTCAACGCTGCTGGCCTTGGAGTAAATGCCACCGCCCGGCACCATGACCGGATAGGTTTCAGCCGGAGGCGTAACCTCAACAACGGTAGCCTTAACGTCGCGCGCAGGCTCCATGTCCTGCACTTCCTCTGGCGTGTACACGCCGACGATGCAGCCGGGATACACGGTGCGGATGCCTTCGCTGATGCAGCGAGCGCGCAGCATTGCCTTCGGGTAGTTCTTCCAGTTGTCCTTGGTGGCGAGGCCGATAGCCTTGGCTTGCGCCATGGTCCAAGTCACTTCGAGTTCACCGCCGGCAGGATGCGAGAACACACCGCTCACAACGTCATCCTGATACTTAGTCCATTTGACGCTGCCACCGGCTTGCTGGAACCGCGCCAGCATCGCGTCAGCCTTGAGCGCAGGGCGCCCGCTGATAATATGATAGTCACGCGCCGCTATCGCTGGATGCAAACCTTCACCCTGCGCAATGGACATAAGAGCCAATACTTGATCTGCCGTTTTCATTCCGAATAAGCCGGACTTAGCAATGGCATTGGCCATGCGCTCCATATCGGAGAATGACACTAATGCGGTCATGCTGCTTTCCTTTCATTCCAAGCTGTGATGTTCCGTCGAGATGCGTCACGCTGCTTCTCACTCACCACTTGCAAGCCAATGGCAAAAGCGTGTTTACGATTGGCTGAAGGTGTCGCCCACTCAAGATTTTCTAGAGTGTTATTAGCCTTTACACCATCAATGTGATTGATTTGTAAGTGTTCTTCAGCCGGCTTGCCCAACCACGCTAATGCAACTAGGCGGTGCACCTTATGCTTTTTGACAATGCCATCCTTGCAAAGCCCAACATAAAGGTAACCGCGACGGTCAGTTGCTGCTTTGAGCCAGCGGCCTTGACCGCGAGATACGTTTGGATGGGCGAAAATACGACCGCACTTTGACGCGGAGTAGCGCCCTTCATATCCGGGTATTTCGCGCATATCGCTCATGCCGCTTCCCCAATCGGGCGGTGCATGGGATGGCGCACGTCCTTGCCGGCACGCGCATCATCCAACAACATCTGCAAGCTGTTGCGCCCAACGCCTCCAAGGCGCGGCAGGCGCGACAACTCAAACGGCGTCTTCTTGGCAAGTTCGCCAAGGGCAATGTCACCCCACTCATTCAGCACGGCATTGATCGCCGCGCGCTTGGCCATGGTGGTGCTAATCGGAATCAGTTCCCACTTCATTTCACATTCCTTTACTTCAAAAGAAACCGCCGAGAACCCGGCGATTCGACAACGAATTGACTGTAAATATCAGGCATTGACTGCTTGAACAAGTCAGCATTGAAACGCTTTGTGGGCTTCGTTGCTTTCCATGTTGCTAGAGTTGTGCCGTCTATCGCTCTGATTTCGCTGTAGTTTTCCATCGCGCGCTGCAAATAGGTTTGCAGTTCACCTTCTTTTGCTTCGAGCATACTGATTTGCTGCTTGATGGTTTTGAGGTCAGCGCAGGCTTTCTCCATCATGCCGTCGGCTTCTTTGAAGCTGCCTTCGTCCTTGGGCCAAGCAATGCGCGCTTGCGCCGGGCTTTCGGGCATTGGCACGGTGTTGGTTTTGATGTGCCCCCAATAGACCGCCATCTGTTTAATCAGCGCCTCCTTCTCCATTTCGGAAACGTCAACGCGGTAGGTGCGGAAGAATTGCCCGCCGAACAGCACCGCAAGGTAAACGGTGTCCACGCCGGCAACGGCAGCTTCATGGATGCACTGAGCACGATCCGCGTCAGGGATACGCACCGGCTCCCCTTCGTCGGAAAACTTATTCATGACTGCCAGCGCGTAGTTCTTGCACTCCACCAGGGTCTTGTTGTCCTCGGTGATGTAATCGAAGTGGCAGCGCAGCCATGTCTCGCGCGAGTGGGTGCCGGCGATGTCATAGTCCTTCAGCCGTTGCTCGTGTTTATCTTCCCAAAGCCGGGCAATGACGGGCTGCATGGTGTGACCCATACGCACGTTCTCGAGGTGCGAGATGTCCTCGCGCTCCATCTTGCCAAGTTTGATGGCAACGGCTTCAAAGCCGCGCCCATTGGCGACCAGACGGGAATCGCCTGACCACCAAGCCGCGTTGCGAACGGCTGGATCGAAGTCGCTCATCATCCAAACTCCACCATGCTTGCCAACAGCCGCTTGCCTTGCGGCGTCAGGCTAATGAAAACCTTGCGACGATCCTCTTTGTCGCGCGTGCGATTGATCAGCTTTTTGGCGACAAGCGCGTCACAACTGCGAGATATGCAGGGAGCCGAGACATTCCCCAAGTCCGCCAAGTCCTGAACCAACAACGGTTCGTTCAACATGCCGAGATTAGTAATGATCTCGATGCAAGTCGCGTTCATGTCGGCAATGCGAATAGCCTGATTGACCAACGCGACACGTTGACGGGGGGTCATTGATCCCTCCCAATCACAGGTGCCAGCCGTGCGGCCAGCGTTTCAATCGCAGCTTCCAGCGTTTGGGAGCGCGCCACATCTTCCAGGGCTTGCAGCATCCCGGCCCTCGCCCCTTCGGCAAACCAGCGATACCGTTCGCGAGCGCGAGCAACTTGTTCATCCCGTTCAATCTCGCGCTGCATTTCCTTCCACTCCGCGTCAGTCATAGCGATGCTTCCTCTCACGCTCTTGATAGGTGTCATCCGCCCAATCCCAGGCCAGCGCGCTAATGTCAGAACAGGCATCTTCGCAGGCATTGGACAGGCCATAGCGACCATTCAGGATGGCGCGCACCGGACCATGTTCGGCTTGCAGATACAGCGCCCGCATCTTGGCGCTGAAGGTCGCAACCTCCTCCAAGGCCTCGAGCAAGATGCTGATTTCAGGATGAGATTTAGCGTGAGTGATTAACTCATTGCGACACTGTGCCACATAGAATGGCTCGGGAAGCCGCCGCTCTGCCGGTTGATCCGGTGATAGATTTAGTGCCATTTGCGTTGTCCTTTCGTCTAAACGGCGATGTAAATGGAACACAATGTTAGGCGATTCGCAAGAGGAAAAATGAGGTTGACTTAAATTATTTCTGATGTCACTTTGCGGCTCGGTTGATAGGAGATAGACATGAATGAAACGGCTTATAGTTTGAGGTTGCCTGCGGCCCTAATGGACCAAATCCTTGAGGTTTCGCGGGTGGAAGATCGTAGTGTCAACAAGACAATAGCGATGCTTTTGCGGCATGGTTTGCACCGCTGGAACGAATATGA